GGTTGGCGAAGTCTCCGTGGGTCTTGCCGCGCTCGGAGAGCAGGGCCATGGTCGCATCAGGTTCGGATTTGGATTGAGTCAAGGTATTCACCAAGCGTTTGATTTGGGCTGCGTCTTCCAAATGGGCTCTCCAAAATGACGGAGGGGACCGAAGCCCCCTTCGAGGTTTAGGCTAGATCAACCGCGCCAAGTCACAGCCTTAACAGCCCACATCTGAGCAGTCTGTGCCTCGGTGATTGCGATTGAACATAAACGAACCATTTCGGGGTTATCACCGCGAGCGATGTAGCACTTGCGAAAGTCGTTCATGTGATCGATGACGTCTGCGTACAATATCTTAAGCTTATCAACATCGCCATTGCTAGAGGGGTTGAAAGACAAACCCACAGCACGCTCACCGAAGGTCATTGATCTGCTATTTTCATTTTCCATTTGCTATCTCCTTACTCCGCCGGTGCCGTCCTCGACACTTCCCCAAACGCCTGAGTTCCATCCTCAGACATACGATGCTTGACCACAGCGAGTACCTGAGAATTGACCACCTCGCCGTTGCGGGTGCGACGGGAGAGCGGTTCGCTGAGGTCCAGGCCACAATGAGCGTGGAACTCATCGAGCCGATACACAGCGTCGTCGGTGATATAGTAGGTGGACGAGAGGTTCTTGGACTCAAGGCCGCCGACTTCTTCAAGGGCGTCGCCATCCACGTCATCCAGTGGGCTCATGGGTCGCAGCGGGAACTTAACGAACGGGGTTCCTTTTTTCGATGACTTCCCTTCCTCGGGCTGGCCCACGACGCAGAGGTAGGTGCCTTCGGGGAGCGGCTTCGGGCGGTTGATTTCGGTCGGGGCTTCGTCGAGGATCGAGGCAAAATTGGCGCGTTCGTTCATTGTGTGGGTCCTTGGGTTACGAGAATGCCGGTGATTAAATTGCGGAGTTGGGTTTCGATGTGGGTGATTGCGGTTTGAATGTCGGGTGATGGCTCCCTGATGTTGAGTAGGTAGTTGTGAATGCTCATGATGGTTTGGAGGTCGCTGGTGAGGAGTTGTGGAGTGGGTTGAGTGAGGTTCATGCTGGGTTCCTAGAAGGGGATATTGTCGTCAGGTGCAGTTGTCTTAGGTGGCGATGCTGCCATTGGTTCTTTGCAAAGCTCCTTCTGTTTTTCTATTGTAGCTTCGAGAAGTTTCTCTACTTCACGATATAAAGTATTGGTATCTCGAATTCTTGACAAGCACTCAAGCGCAATGCTTAAGTTCTTTATCTCCATCGTGTATGAAATCATGTTCGTCTCAATGTCAGGGACTTGGGTTTGGCAACTGGTGTTGCCTCAGACTTCGCGGGTTGTCCCTTTAATATCGCGAAGAATTCGGCGAGGCCGGTGTCGGTGGGGAGTTCGGCCGGCATGGCATCTGGGCGGCCGTTGGCAAGGGAGATCATTTGGTTTGAGGTTAGTTGGATGGTTCGCTTGTCGGCCTTTTGGATGTAGCGGATGTAGTTGGGGAAGTAGGTGGGGATCTTTGGGGATAGCTTCTGACCGATGCCTTGAGGGAAGATTTTGGTTGTGCCATCGTCAAGGGTCATGTATACGCCATGGCAGATGACGATGACGTTGCAACGAAATTTAGGTGAGGTGAGACCGGCCAGTTGCTTCTCGACATCGTCTTGGGCGTTGCCATAGATTGCTCGGCCGTCGGCTTGACCGCCTCTGCCAACTGGGGTCATGCTGCGATGGAACTCCATAGCAGCGTCGCACCAGCGGCTGAGGGAGTCAATGACAAGAATGGTGTCGTCGGGCCAAGTTGCTGGTGAGCCAAGCTCGATGACTTCGCCGGTGATTGAGTCGGTGTAGGTCCAGTTGTTGAGCATCTTGAGCGAATCGATCCAGCATTTGGGCTTGCCGTCGACCACGGTGCCAGCGGGGGTGACTTTGTAATCGTCGCGAAGACTGTGGTACTCGACGTTCTCGATCTTGTCTGGGCAGTGGGACATGATTTGATATTTGAGTGGATCGAGAAGGTTGTCCATGTCGAGGATGCGGAGTTTGTAGCCGGCTTTGACTAGGGATACCAAAGATGATGTCTTACCGGACTTTGCATCACCGAGAAGCAGGAGTTTGACGAGGGCGTTAGAGTGATGGTTGCTGAGGCTGGGCATCTGGTCTCCTTTTGAAGTCTTGGCATCGGAAGCGGGAATCAGTGATGTTGCTGGAGTTGCCGGATTCAGATTGTTCACATTGACCCTCGAACTCAGCGTGTTGTCGCCAGCCTGTGCAGGTTTCGCAGCAGTTGGGCGGCCAGCGGAGCCAGGAAGGGATTAGCGGCTCTTCAATGGGTTCCATCGTTGATCAGGCTCCAGTTTTTCGAAGTCAGCGGCTAGGAATCTTTCTCGAACTGATGGGGATTTTGAACATATATCACGATAGCGACAACCCCCAAACTTATCGCATGAGCTATCATTCATCGGCCAATAGTCATTCTCCGCATAACGTTCGGCGTTTTCCAATAGTACCCGAAGGTCGGCAAGCCATTCTTCAAGTTGATCCTCGGTGCGATAGGTGAAGCCACGGGCGAAAGCGTTGGGTTTTTCTAAGAGGATTTGGGCAGCGTCGATGATCACTCCGCGGATAGGGGCGCCCATGATGATCTTACCGGCGAGGGTGTACAGAGTCATTTGGTTGTTGGGTTCGTATTGGTTGAAGTAATATCCGCTGAGGGTGGTGGTAGTGGTCTTGCGGTCCATTACCAGAAGTTGGTCGTTGAAGCTAACGACTCGGTCGAGATGGCCACAGAGAAGGTAGGGTTGGGACTCATATGAAGGTCCGGGGTAGCCAACGTCACCCGGCTCCAGGCCATCTTTGCATTCACCCGCCCTTGGCCCCCAATCAAGCTCAAACCTAAAACTCAACTCTACCGCGGGGGTTCCATCGGATTTGATGTAGGTCTCGGCCGGGTCGGGATCGAAATGATCCAGATAATCGACCACCAGAGCCACCAGAGTTTCACGATTCTTGTAACGTCCAGCCTTTGTCGCCGGGTCTGGGGTCCAATCTGCGACACGCTCCATAAGTCCGCGGACAACCGCTCGAATTGCGGCTTCACGGTCATGGTTTTCATCCGCCATAAGGCGATCGAATTGCTCAAGCGCTGCATGATATTCCATTCCGAAGCGTAGGTGGACGGATTCGCCGCGTGGTGCCCAGCCGTCGAGCATGACATATTGGTAAAGCCTTGGGCAGGTCTTGATATAGCCTAGCGACGTGGAGTCCCAGGCGTACTGCGCCTTGGTCCCCGGAAGGAATGGTGAGGTGGTGCCTGTGGTGAGGGTGGATTCGTTGACGGATTGGTCGGGCATCAAATCCTCCTCGTGACCACCGGCAATCCTGTTGGGATCTTGGGTGCTGGCAGGTTCAGCAACGACGTGATATCGAGCTTGGGGGTAGCGGGGCGTTCGAACTTTTCACCAGCTGCCTTGCGGGCTCGGTTGCGGCGGTGGTAGATGATGATGTCGTCGATGTCCGAGTCGGTTAGGGTGGTCGCCGGCTTGGCGTTGATTTCCTCAATGCGTTGCATAAGGGTGTTGATGTCGTTAATTGCTTGATCTGTCATTCCGGCAACTCCTGATCGAGGGTGACTCCAGGTTTGATGATGAATAGAAGGTTGGGGTCAGAGGTGAGAGCCACGACGTAGTTCTTAAAGTCATCAGGGCGGTTCTTGACTAGATAATCTTTGGTGTAGTTGGCAGGTTCAGCCACCACTGCAATACCCATCTCAGAGCGTGCGGCTCGGGCCCACAGTTCAGTCCAGAGGCGGTGGTTGATGGTCATCAGTGGGTTCCTCGATAGGGTTCATGTCAAGTGTATTTATATCCAACCCAACTTTTTCACACAAACCCTCAATCCAAGCTCGAAGCTCAGCGAGTCGAAATGTTTCTTGATTGCCAGATAACTTGCATAGAGCTTCATCAACTTGACACAATACATACGCGCCATTTGAATATAGCAGGTCGGTATATACTTCATATTGCTCTCCATTGTTATCAAAAGCGGGTAAGTCTGAACCCAAATCTACGTGGTATATATAAGTTAATTCACCTTTTAAAGTGTTAATTCTGAGTTTATTCATTCTCGTAAACCTTCTTCTGGTTGATTGTCATCAGTGGGTTCCTCAATAGGTTCAGCGAGGGCAAGCAGGTCATGACGACCGTGGGGGGAGATATACATCCACCATTCACCGGTGGTGTCTTCGCGGATCTGGACCTTGAGATCGTCGAACTCGGAGACATCGTAGAGTGGATGGTCGCTTTGATAGACCCGGCGGGATTCATTGCGTTGAATCTGCCGGGCCATGTTCATTCGCATTTGCAGGGTCTGGGCATCTTTGGAGGTGCCAACAGGGATGCGGATGCCACCAGGGGTATCGGCGGCAGCGGAGTAGAAATCGTAGCAGTCGGTGTAGGCGGCGCGGGCGGTGGTGAGGGACATTAGACTGCCTTATCGAATAGATAAAGGTCCTGTTGATCCATGAGATTGATTAGGACTTGATCGTAGGGATGACCGGGGATGCCTGTGGCATAGTGACAAAGCCACAGGGCGTGGGCGTAGTCCTGTGGGGACTGAGCGTCGATGCAGCGTTCGTACCAGGGTGTGGTTAGCAATCGAGCATGTGCGTCAAAACCATCCTGGATGGTGTTGTAGTCGGCAAAGTATTGAGGCATTGCTTGATAGACACCGTTGATGGTTTCGTGGGTCCAGCGGATGGTGGCTTGGCCAGCGGCGACCTGGTCATGGGTGGCTTTGATGCCGAAGTAGTTGTTGCGGCCGGATTGGTGCTGGCCCCAAGCTGATTCGATGGCCCATTGGGCGAGGATTATGGAGATAAATGGGCCTCGGGGGTAGAATTTGGAGTGGGAAGCGGTGGCGATGGGGATGATGGGGGTGAAGCGGTAGTCGGTCATAGAGTATCCTTTTCGGCAAGGTCGCCTTGTTCAAGTTCAAGGTCGCCGACTAACTGTACAGCCTCAGCGTAGCCTTCCCAGTTATCGACTCCGCATTCTCGAAGAGCCTCAAGCATACGTTCGGCTCGTATCAATCTATCGTAGGCTTTCTTGGCGATTGTGATTGTTTCTTCGGTCATTGTTCTTAACTCCTGGGTCATTGTATACTTAGAGTATACCCGATTGCCTCTGATTTGTCAAGGAGTTAGTCGTATTCGCTGTCGTCGGACCATAATTGGTAGATAGCGTCGATTGCAGCGTCGTAGGCTTTACGATCCTTGTCGAGCTTGTCATAGAGCCAGTTGGCCCGGTTACCTTTGACCTTGCGGCCGGCGATGTGAGTGATTTCGAATTCCTCGACCCAGCTGGAGGGGATGCCTACATCGGGATCGGGGCCTTGGATGGTGTAGGCCACGGTGACTGGAAGGCCACCGAGGATGCAGATGGTGCAGGTGGGCATGAGATTAGTCTTCCTTCCCGAGCCGCGCGCGGATGGCGGAGGGTTGTCGAGCATGATCAACCATGCGAAGCGCACCGTAGACGTGGATCATATTGATGATATCGATCTTGCCATCCCGTTCGAACTCACGCTTTAGATATTCGAGGGTATCGATAATTTCGGCGATGGTCTCGGGCTTAATCATCCCGGTAGGGCTTGCGGGCGAGTCGGGCTTTGGTAAGGGAGCGTGAGTCATGGGCGTAGTCCAGTTTGGCGAGGGCGGTGGTGACGTCGGGTGAGGCGGTGGAGTAGACTTCGCGAACGGCGGATTCGAGGGAGAGATGGCTTTCCCACATCAGGCGTTCGATTTCGCGGTGAACGGCGAGGGCGTTGCGGTAGAGGGCGGTCATGGTGTATTTTTCTTAGACATTGCCAATCGCTGGCGTTCGAGACGGTTCATCTCTGTTTCAACAGCACTACGCTCAGTAACCAACTCAGCGCGTCTAGCGGACAGTATTGTAATCTCATCATCGAGCTTTTCCATATTATTATCGATACGGTCAATTTGTTTCTTGAGTGTTTGCTCAGCTATTGACATGCGTTTCATGAGTGCAACTTTCCCTTTGCCATTTCAACAACAGTGTGTTGCATGCGTTTGAATAACTCGGCCATCCCAAGCCAGCCTTTGGCGAGGAGCTTATCCATGTGGTTGTCCTCGGTGGCGCAGAGATGGCCATACATAGCGCAGGCTTCTTGCAGGTAGATTAGATATTCAATGATCTGGGCCAGGAGTTCGGAACGGGTGACTTGGCCGGCGGAGGTGGAGTAGGGAAGGCGTTTGGACATTATAACCTCCTGGTAATAACTGGTAACTTTGATTCTTCCTTGATCCCTAGCAGATCCAGCAGGTCAACCGCAGGTCGATTGGCGAAGGGCTGTAGGGTCCAGGTATGGACTTCGTAGTCGTGGAGACAGAGATCGACTGCGGTGTAGATGGCGGTGGCTAGGTCTTTGGAGGAACTGAATCCGATGGCGTTTATGTAGCGCTTGGGGGACTCAGGGACTACCTCACGATCCGCAGGTAAAGGGCGAGTTGCGGTGACTTCCCAGCGATCGGGAGTTTGGCGAAGGGTCAGGGTACAGCCATCGGCGCTGGCTGAGTCGAGTGCGGATTCAATGGTCATGGGCGGGGGTCCTAGTACACTCGCTTCGCTCGCTATACGAGAATCTTCATCTGTCGCAATACAGCGCGTGCATTATCGCGTTGCGTGGGCGTGCCGGGTTGATTTGTAGGCTGTATATTGCCAATGTTGAATGGGGAAGCATGGTCAACACAGTCGAAGGAACGTTCTTTGACTAGTCCAAGGACTTGAGACAGCCCGGTTGTGGTTAGATGGTAGCGGATTACGATTGGGGCACCATCAGGGCCGTGAAATTCGGTGTAGAGATCGCGGCCGTCGGACCAGATTAGGATGGCGCGGGGCGGGGCGGCGGAGAGTGCCCTTGTATCAGTCTTCACCATGATCTTTAACCTTGTGGTTTGGGTACTCTTTGATTAACCAATAGTCTTTTAGGGCGCGGGAGTCAGTGAGCATGGTGGTGTTCCACGGATTAATAGAACATGATATGAATAGCAGCGCCGATGAATAGGTATATGATCCCGGCATACATGGTCATACCAAGTTGATCTAGGAATGTAAAGCGTTGCATGGGTCAAGCTCCTAGTGAAGTCTCAGACTCCCTCGGTCTAGCCGGAAGATCGCACCTTCCGGCTAGGGATTGGAGAGGTTAGAAGTCTAGCATATCTGGATCAATTTCTTTGCCGGTCATCCAATAAGGCTTCTCGCCGCCACCATTGGTCCATTGCGACCATGTGAGGTCGCTGGGCTTCTGCCAATGAGGACGATCGGCGTAGGGCCTGATTGATTCACCATCTTTGGCAGTATGGCCAGTCGCAATCGAAGAAGTAGTTTCCACAGTCGCATGGATAGGATCCGCTCCACTCTGATTCCTGGGCTCAACATTACTTGGGAGTGCTTCGGGATAGTGTCCATCGTCGCCAACGATTGAGTCTGCGGCGTAGGGCGATTGCGGCGTAGGGTTTAGTTGTGTATCGCTGATTCCCTGAGTTTTCCCATCGCTATCGACCATAATGGGTCGCTCGTGGTTCGCAGGCTCATAGGTGGAACCCGTGGCAATATCGGCAGGCTCAGTGACAGTGCTAGGCTGAGCCTGGGTAACACTCGCTTCGCTCATGGGTGCATTGTCACTGCTAACACTACCAACGTGAATACCCAGCAACCCACGGAGAGAATCAAGAGTCTCTTGGCTTTGCTTATCGCGAAAGGTAGCGGAGGCTAACTCAACCTCCGCATTGGCAAGAGTTGCTTTGAGCTTGGCGATGATTTTATCTTTGTCGATGATTTCTTCAAGAAGCTCAAGGGACTCTTTTCTAAGCGCTTCATGGTCACTACGGGCCTGGGCAAGTTCTGCCCTAGCTGCGGGCAACTCGTCGAGAGCTTGCTTGGCGGCGATAAAGGTATCGAAAATCGACATATCAGTGTTAGACATTGTTATGATCTCCATTTGTCAAGGGCTATAGCAACCCAACGGCTGGCTTGGTGGGTTTGTCCAGTCCAACAACCTGTGGTCGCAATCCCTGGGCCTTCGGAAGGGTGGGGCCGGAGCGATCCTGAGTATAACCTGTTGCTCATTGCTCGCTCCGGTTGCTGGTGATCTGAGGTATCCTAGAGTTGTTGTGCAGATCGGCCGAGAAGGCTTCTTCGTGCTAGTCTCTATTGCTACACTCAGCAGAGGTTCAGTCGCACCTCAAATGTGCTTGACGGTAGTAGTCCAGTCCAGTCCACCTACGGGCTGGATTAGTGAGCGACATGCGCAGCAGCGGGCTTCGCACGGGGCTTGACCAATCCGGCTTGCTTGGCGGATAGGGGCTTGTCCTTTTTCTTGGCGTCGGCCGCTTCCTTGGCCTTGGCGACAAGCTTCGGGGACTCGTGGATACCAAGCGCAGCAAGATCCACCGTGGACTTGATATTACCGCGATTGGCGAGATTGGCCCGGGCTTGATCCAGGATCGTAGCGTCGGACGCAATCATAGCGTCGGCGGCCTTGGTGATATCTGCGGCCGCCACATGGGAAGGCTTGATGTTAGCCTTCCGCAGTTCGTTTTTGACAAGCTCACGCGCAATCCGGCGGGCTTCAGTCTGGACTTCACGGGGAACGTCAGACTTGGACTTGCTGGACTTGGCCTTGAGTTCGCCCGCCATGAGCTTTGCAGCGTTCTCACTGGCGATCTTCATGGCTAAGTCGTGGGCTTTGGCCAACTCGGTGCCTTCGAGTTTGGTCACGGCGCCGACCTTGGACATTCTAGTGTTCAGGATGGCTTTGAGACCTTCAAGGACGACCAGAGCATACATGTCTTGGGGAATGGCGTCAGTATCGACGTCGAGACTGGCATCTTTGCCGGCTTTGAGGATAGGAACTTTGAGAATTGCCATTAGGTACCTCTATTGGTGTTTGGCGCGGGCTATCAGTCTGAGCGTCACAGGGGGCACAGGCCCCCTAGCTGCATGGTGATCTATGCCGCTCCGGTCGAGCAAGGGATTGCTCGTACTAGCACACGCATGGAAATGTGCTAGGGCTTGCAATCTTATAGGCGCGGTTCGCTGCGTTGTTCTAGGCCAGGCTTGTAATTCCTCCCAGCCATATCGCCAAGGCAACGATCTAGGGCTGTGTTACGATCTAGGCGGCCACGGTCTAGCTCGCGCTGGTAATGGCGAATGATATTGGCGGAGCGCGGGGTGATTAGTGGAATAGCAAGGTTGGGTTCGAGTTCAAGGGCATTAGCGACGAGATTGAACAGGGATGGTTCTGACATGACCTAAGTCCTAAGGGCTTGACGGATGGTGGCGGAGAGATTGAGATACGAAGCATAAGAAGCAGCAGAAACAGCAGAAGCAGAAGCAGAAGCAGAAGCATCAGAAACAGCAGCAGCAGAAACAGCATAAGAAGCATCAGAAACAGCAGCATAAGCAGCAGCAGCATTAGAAACAGCATAAGCAGCATAAGCAGCAGCAGAAGCAGCAGAAGCAGCAGAAGCAGCATAAGAAGCAGAAGCATCAGAAACAGCAGAAGCAGAAGCAGCATAAGCAGCAGAAGCAGCAGCAGAAGCAGAAGCAATATCTCTATCTTTGCCATTCAGCCAATTTTTAGCCCAAGCTATATACTTTGGTTCTTTATATACTTTAAGCGAACAATGAATCGCAATCTTAATCCTTTGTTCAAGTGAAATAATTGGCAATGGTATTTGTTTAACCGTGGTTAAAGATTTCACTCCGCACTTGATTTGGTGATCTGTGGCAATAACCTCACCCTCGGCAATCCACGCAATGGGGTCATTAAATCTTGCGTGGTGTGGATTCATCAATACTGCAATGTACAACGATGTATAAGCATGAATGACTCCATCAGTGCAAAGAGTATTACCCTGACCCTTCGCTTCATGTGTGACATTCTCCCCCCAAAGAGTTTCATTAATTTTCCCCCGCCTTGTGTAACCATTTTGATCTGTGAGTTTATACAAGCGCATGACCTAAGTCCTTCTGCTATGTACCTCGATTATGTCCTATTATGCGCCCGTCCGGTCCGAATTGCAAGAATTATTTTCGGGAATTTTGCACGGGACCGATCGGACGATGGGCTAGCGAGATATTTCATCGCTCCACGCCGCTAGAGCTGCTTCTAGCTCTAGGTGGTTATCATCGATGGTAGGGTTTAGCATTCGCTGACCTGCTCTAAACCCACAATCCCAAGCGTGCCAAGCTACAGTTTGATAAACATAAGGATTCCCCCAAGCCTCACCACTGTCGGTAGCTTCTCGATAGCCTGAGGAGTATTCTTTCATGTAACGATTGGTCATTGTGTTCTCTCTTCGTTGCAGGCCCAACTCGCTTCGCTCGCTGGATCATTGAGCATTAATCATCCCCTTCCCCGAATGTCTCTGCCCATTCGCTAGGGGTAATTCCGGTAATCAAGAACTCCCGTTCATCATCGGTAAGATGTGGCATTGCATTCTGGATTAACCGGCCTTCATGCCAATTTGCTAGGTGTTCATGGGTTATAGCTATAGTCGCTCTATGCCATTTGTGGCTAAATGGTGATCGCCGCATGACCTGACAACTATCCGCGCTAACCCATTCGTATTCAGGGCAGTTGCCAGCATCAGTGAGTTGGACAATGTTCATAGTTCTCTCCATTCGTTGCAGGCTAGACTTGGTCGGGGGCATTGGTATGTTCATGGGTACAACTCGCTTCGCTCGCACGTTGGGATTGCCTTGACGTCGCACGCACCAAGCGATCCGCAGGCGACCGATGAATATCCAGTGTAGCCCGCCGATTTTACGGTAGGTAAGCATGGGTTAGCTCCTTATAAGTTTGATTACAATCCCAAGCTTTACTAGTTCGTACCCAGTAGTACGGCAAATATTAGCAAGTACAATTGCCAATTCGCAATCGTTATTCACATCAATCACAGTACTCAACGCTCCACACATAGCTGTGAAGTAAGCCACTACACCTTCCGGTCCACTATCCTCATACAACATTCGCAAGGTCTGTTCATGGTCCTTGCTAATCCTATTTAACCTATCAAACATCTCAGCTTTCGTTTCCATAGTCATCCTCCATCCTCCAACCTATTATCCACACTTGAACTCAAATGTCAAGCTCAATCTCCCGCCATAGTCCTGCCATTACCCCGCCATAGTCCTGCCATTAGGCCCTTTAGGCCTATGGGCCACATATCGGCACACTACCCTACCTACCTACCTATTCCTATCTGTCTTAAAAAATTTTTTTGATGTAGATAGATATGTATACGCCCACTCGCGTGGATATGTGGCCCACCCCGCTTAACAGCCTAATG